TGTAGGATCCTCTACAACTAGCGTTACAACCTCGTAGAAGCTTGATTTTTTAAAGCTTTTGTGATATTATGGAGATATTATGGATTTGGAAAAACTACAAGAACAGGCCGATAAAGACCTTAAAATAAATGATACTGAACTAGATTTAGAGTCATTAAAAACACCACAATTACACAACCAGTATATGAAACACTTAACAAAGTATAAGTTAATGTTAAGTCGTGCTGAAACTGAATATAGTGTAATGAAAAAAGATAAGTGGGAATATTATACAGGAAAAGCTGATGCTTCTGTGTATGCTGAAAAACCTTTTGATTTAAAAATATTAAGAACAGATATAGACAAGTATTTGGATTCAGATGAAGATTTACAAAAACAAAAACAAAAAGTTGATTATCTTTCCACAACAGTTGATTTTTTAGATAGAACAATTAGACAAATAGGTAATAGAGGTTTTACTATTAAGAACGCCATAGACTGGAGAAAGTTTACCAGTGGAGCTATATAAATAAAATAAAGATAATGAAAGTGAGTTAATCATATGCAAACGAGCAACAAGTATATGTACTATAAAAGTGCCATTCCTGAAAAGAAGTGTAAAGAAATTATAGCATTAGGCCTATCTAAAATGGTCGTTGATGAAAAGAAAGGTATTTCAAAAAATGCCTCTACATTTGATGGTAAGGAAAAAGGTGGTGTTGATAGTAAAGGTAGAAAAACATCAACTAGATTATCTACAGGTGGCGCTAATAAAATAACTTTAAAGAAAAAAGGTATTGATGTAAGTAAAGCTTACGTAAGAGATAGTCATATTTCTTGGTTAAATGAAAGATGGTTATACGATTTATTTCATCCATATGTACATCACGCTAACAGACAAGCAGGTTGGATGTGGGAGTGGGATTTTTCAGAGTCTTTTCAGTTTACAGTTTATCACGGACATAAATCAAAAGGTCAATTTTATGGTTGGCACGCTGACGGTCAATCAGATTGGCCAGGTGCTTATAAACCAGCAATTAAAGTAGGTGAAACAAAAGACAAAAAACCTATATTTAAACACGTTGAAAGAAATGAAGATGGCACAATTAAATTAGATGGTAAAGGAAATCCTGTGCCTTCTACAAAAGATGTGCCTTTAAGACCAAACGGAATGCTAGCACCAGGTTTTACAGATAATCAGCATATGTGGGATAAGATTAGAAAAATAAGTATGACAGTAAATCTTACAAATCCAAAAAACTATGCTGGTGGTAATTTAAAGTTTGATTTTGGACATCACAATGCTAAAAGATTTCACGTTTGCCAGGAGATAAGACCAACAGGTTCTATTATAATCTTTCCGTCTTATACTCATCATTGTGTAACACCAGTAACAAGAGGAACAAGGTATTCATTAGTGTTATGGTCACTAGGAAAGCCTTGGAGATAATATGCCTAAAAAACAATCAATAAAAGATACAGCGAAATTTTACAAAGATCACAAATATGTTGTGATTAGAAACTTTATATCAAAAGAACAGGCCGCTTTTATTTACAATTATGGTATGATAAGAGCTAGACGAGCCTCTACAATGATAAACAGTAAATGGCCTGATTATAGGGAAGATGTTGATGGCACATATACAGATCAACAAGTACCAGGTACTTATTCTTGTTATGCTGATCCTGTAATGGAAACTTTACTATTACAAGGCCTACAAGGTATGAGAGAAATTACAGGCCTTAATTTGGCACCAACATATTCTTATTGGAGATTATACAAACAAGGTGATGTATTAAAAAGACACAAGGATAGGCCTAGTTGTGAAGTATCTACAACACTTTGTTTAGGTTATAATAATGAAAATTTAAAAGGTAAAAAGAAAGATTGGGAAAAATATAATTGGCCAATGTGGGTTGATGAAACAGGTGGTTATGGTAATAAAGGTGTGCCAATTCATATGGAACCAGGTGATATGATTGTCTATAGAGGTTGTATAGTAGAACATTGGAGAGAACCATTTATTGGTAATAATCACGCTCAAGTATTTTTACATTATAATGATGTTGATGGTCCTTATGGCACAAACTGTGTATATGATGGAAGACATCATTTAGGTTTACCATCAGCATTTAAGGATCCTAAAAAGATGCAAGCGATGGCCAAGGCAGACGCTGAATTGAACAAAAAACGTTCATCTAAAAAATAGATATATACCTTTATATTATGTTTTTAACAAACACATACTTTGTAAAGGAACAAGCTTTTTCAAAATCTTTTTGTGAAGATATTATAAAAATATTTCAAAATAAAAAACTAGAAAAAGCTAAAATAACTAGTGGTACTCAATCAAATAGAAATTCAAAAGTTTCTTTTATTAAAGATAAAGATATTGAAACAAAAATAACTAAAGTAATAAATCAAATAAATGAAAAAGCTAAATGGAATTTTTTATTAAGAGAATTTGAACCATTACAATATACAGTTTATACCAAAGATGATTTTTATGACTGGCATATTGATAGTCGTTTAAAACCGTATGATAATGGTTTAATTAGAAAATTAAGTTTTACTATTTGTTTAAATAACGATTATGATGGTGGTTTGTTTGAGTTATGTTCTCCACATCCTGACAGTAAAAAAAATAAGTTATCACACCAATTTTTAAAACAAGGTGATATAATAGTTTTTCCCTCTCACGTATGGCATAAGGTTCATACAGTAACATCTGGTGTTAGAAAAACTTTAGTAGGTTGGATAATAGGAAAACCATTTGTATGACAACCACAAGATATTTAATTATAGATAAAAAAGATGAAGTCTATTTAAAGATAGAGGCTGACGCTGATATTAGACGAGAACTTGGTGAATACTTTACATTTGAAGTGCCAGGTTTTAAGTTTATGCCACAATATAGAAATAGAGTTTGGGACGGTAAAATAAGATTATTCAGTTATGCCACAGGACAAATATATGCTGGCCTTTACCCCTATATTATTAATTGGTGTAAAGAAAATGATGTACAGGTGGTTGATGGTACTAAAATTAAAGATACAAATATTGACGATAAAAAGATAGATCAGTTTATAAAGGCTTTAAAAATACCAAAAATAGAAGTAAGAGATTATCAAAAAGAGGCCTTTGTTCACGCCGTTAAAAAAAATAGATGTTTATTGTTATCTCCTACAGCCTCTGGTAAATCACTTATTATTTACTTAATAATGATATTTAATTTATTAAGATTAAAAGATACAAAACAAAACAAGATACTTATTATTGTACCAACAACATCTTTGGTAGAACAGTTATTTAAAGATTTTAAAGACTACGGTTATAATAGCGAAAGAAATGTACATAAGATATATCAAGGCCACGAAAAAGAAACAAACAAAAGAGTTATTATTACGACTTGGCAATCAGTTTATAATATGCCTAAAAAATGGTTTTCAGACGTAGGAACTGTAATCGGTGATGAGGCACACTTATTTAAGGCCGTTTCATTAACAAAAATAATGACTAAACTAACTAAATGTAAATATAGAGTTGGTCTTACAGGTACTTTAGATGGTACAAAAACACATAAACTTGTATTAGAAGGCTTATTTGGAACTGTAAATAAAGTTGTATCTACAAGTGAATTACAAGAAAATAAACAATTGGCTGACTTAAAAATATTCTGTTTAATACTTCAACACGATAAAGACGCCAGACACTTTTTAAAAGATAAAACATATCAGGAAGAAATGGATTATTTGGTTTCAAACGAAAAAAGGAATAAATATATACGGAATCTTTGTTTGTCTTTACAAGGCAATTCTTTATGTTTATTCCAATATGTTGAAAAACACGGTGAAATACTAAAGAAGTTAATAGAAGATAAGGCACAGGATAAAAAAGTGTTTTATGTTCACGGAGGAGTAGAGGCAGATGTTCGGGAAGATATTAGAGCGATTACTGAAAAGTCAGATAACGCTATTATTATTGCTTCTTATGGTGTCTTTTCCACTGGCGTTAATATTAGGAATCTTCACAACATTGTTTTCAGTTCCCCTAGCAAATCTCGTATTAGAAATTTACAATCTATTGGTCGTGGCCTTAGGTTAAAAGATAATAATTCATCTGCTACTTTATATGATATTGCTGATGATTTAACTTACAACGAAAAAGAGAATTACACTTTAGCTCATTTTAGAGAAAGGATAAATATTTACAATGAAGAAGATTTTAATTATGAAATCCATAACGTGGAGTTAAAGTAATATGCATCAACCAAGTATAGCAGTAAAGGTTATAAAACTTGATAATGGCGATGATATTGTTTGTGCTTTTCCTAAAGATCAATTAGACGAAAAGACAGGCCTTATCAGATTAGTAAAACCATTATTAATTAAGTATGTACCTCAATTAACACCACAAGGTTTCAAAGATTATGTGGCCTTAATCAAATGGGCGGCCTATACTAATGATGAGATTATAACTATTCCAATTAAAAAGATTTTAACAATCACAAACGCCAGTTCCGAAATGGCAAAAAGTTTTGAACATATGTCAAATGATTATCAAAAACTTGAAGCTCCAAGAAAAGATAATGATTATAAAAGAAGTATGTTTAGTAAAGAAGATAATGAAAAAGTAAATGAAATATTTGATGAGTTTATTGATGATGATGGTAACGGTACAATACACTAAGCTGGAGTATCCTCAACTTACCTCGCTACACGCTCTATTATATACAAATTTCATCAAATGTCAATGCTGATATGAAAAAAAGTGAGTGGATAATAAAAGCAACATATAATAGTGATAACCCTAAAAAATATTGCCAAAATGTATATCCTTTTAAAGGAACTCCTAAACAATTAGAAAATCGTATTTGGAAACATTATAATGAAAATTATGATGAGTATGGTAAAGCAGAAGCTGTAGAAGTAGAATTAATAAAAGATTAATTCATAATAACATTGACTTTTTAAACAAGATGTAGTATATTATATATTATGACTAGAACAAAAAAGAAAAGCGAACATTACGTTAATAATGCTGAATTTTTAGAGGCTATGAAAGCCTACAAGAAAGCGGTCAATAAAGCTAAAAGAGAAAAACTAGAAAAACCACCAGTAACAGATTACATTGGTAGTTGTTTTTTAAAGATAGCAAATCACTTATCATACAGACCAAATTTTATCAACTACACATTTAGAGATGATATGATTTCTGATGGTATAGAAAACTGTTTACAATATTTGGATAATTTTAATCCGGCCAAATCAAACAATCCATTTGCTTACTTTACTCAAATTATTTACTTTGCTTTTGTTAGAAGAATACAAAAGGAGAAGAAACAAGTAACAATAAAACAAAAGTTAATTATGGATAATAATTTTGATGACGTAGCTTTACAACCAGGTGATGATAGCGAATTTAAAAATCAGTTTAAAGAATTTTTACAAAAGAATATGAGAATTGAAGAACCTACTAAAAAAGATAAAAAACCAGTTAAAAAGAAAAAGAAAAAAGTAGCAACAACTAAATTCTTTGCTTAATTATGAAAATTGCTTTACTAAATGATACCCATTTTGGATGTAGAAATGACTCTCCAGCATTTATGGAATATCAAAACAAATTTTATGATGAGATATTTTTTCCTTATATTATGGAAAATAATATTAAAACACTTGTTCATCTAGGTGATGTTGTTGACAGGAGAAAGTTTATTAATCATAATACAGCACACAACTTTAGAGTTAAGTTTTGGGATAGATTAGATGATTTAAAAATTGACACTCATATTATTATAGGTAACCACGATACTTATTATAAAAATACAAATGAAGTCAATGCTATGGAAAATCTAAACATATCATCACAAGCTTCAATTTATACCAGACCACGAGAAGTAGAATTTGACGGTATTAAAATACAGTTTCTTCCTTGGATATGTGATGATAATTATGAAGAATCAATACACGCCATAGATCACTCAAATGCCGATATATGTTTTGGTCATTTAGAAATAAAAGGATTTGAAATGCACGGTGGCCATATGAACGAACACGGTTTAGAAAAGAATCAATTTAGAAGATTTGAAAAGGTAATATCAGGACACTTTCATAAAAAATCAGATGATGGCCATATCTATTATCTAGGAACTCAATATCAAATTATGTGGTCAGATCACAATTGTCCAAAAGGCTTTCACATATTTGATACAGAAACTAGAGAACTAGAAAGAATAGAAAATCCAAATGTAATTTTTAAAAAATTTATATATGATGACACAAAATATGACTATACACACCATAGACTTGATAATTATGATAACTGTTTTATTAAGTTATTTGTATCTCAAAAAACAAAAGACGATATGTATAGCAAACTAATTGAAAGATTTTATAGTGAAATTAATGTACACGAATTAGTTATTGTTGAGGATCCAAGTGATATTAAATCTACTGTAAGAGAAGATATATTAGAACAAGGTGAAGACACATTGACATTTTTAAGAAATTATATTGACCAAGTAGATACAGATTTAGATAAAAACAAATTAAAAGAATTTGCTAAAGAACTTTATGTAGAGGCTAGTGAGTGATAACTTTTAAAAAAATAAAATATAAGAATTTTCTTTCCACAGGTAACACACCAATTGAAATTGATTTAAACAAATCAAACACTACTTTGATTGTAGGTAGTAATGGCTCTGGAAAATCAACTTTATTAGACGCCTTATGTTTTGTATTATTTAATAAACCATTTAGAATTATTAAAAAAGAACAAATGGTCAATACAGTAAACCAAGGTGATTGTGAAATAGTTGTAGAGTTTGATGTAGGTACAAAAAAATATAAGATTGTAAGAGGTATTAAACCAAACATATTTGAAATTTACCAAGATGGTCAACTATTAAACCAAGACGCCTCTAATATTGACTATCAAAAATATTTAGAAAACAATATAATGAGATTAAACTATAGATCATTTTTACAAGTTGTATTATTAGGTTCTTCAT